ACATCCGATGACTTAAATAGTGATTTAAAGATTGAAATCTTTGTGTTTTTTATCATATTGTGGCTACAAATTTATAATTTTTATTTTTAGACTAACAAAACAAATCCTATGTGTCCGCGTAAAACGCTGATAATCATATGGTTTAACGATTTAGGACACATTTTTTTCCCAAGTGACCCCCCCCCCTTAAAATGAAAATGATTTTTGCGGGGGAGCAATAAGGGAAAAAATCTCAAAACGTGTCCTAATTTATAAAATGTTCTATTGCTTTGTCGATTGAACCATATGATTCCAAAACTTGCCACCCTAAATTTTCGATGTGCTTCTTTGAATAATGATCGTACTTTTCCAATCCTATTGATTGCAAATAAAAATGTCCTAAATCTTCGATTGTGTATTGCATAATGTATGTATATTAAAAAACCCCTCACCATATGATGAAGGGTTTGTTGTTAAATTTCTTTGTAAACTTTCTTTGCACCTTTGTCTTTGGACTTCATAAACCTTTTGCCAAATGCAAAATCAAATACTTGTTTTTTTTCATAATCAGTACATTTACTAATTAAACCATTTTTAATAATGTTCTCAATTTGTGTTTGTGTTAAATCTTTCATTTTTGTTATTGCTTTTATATTATGTACACAAAATTAATACTTAATACTATATAAACAAGAATTTTTTAATTTTTTTTTATTGTAAAATATTTTAATACATTTGCAGTTCAATATAACACGATGAAGAAAAATATATTAATCTACTTTGCAACATACCTTCCGTTTAGTTTGGTATTGTTTGCCCTTAATTATTCAGTCATTGCGACAATTATGTTTGCGATTGGCATTGTTTCACTTTTAGAATTATACAGTCATGACAGAATATGAAAAATCACAACTTCGCAAATTAGTTTATGATAAACTTGATGAACTACAAAAAATGCACGTTGATTATTATAATGATGACGAAGAACATTATTCACCAGCTTTAAGAATAGAATCAAAAATTAGAGAATATCAAACTATTTTAGAAAAACTTAAATGAAATTTCAAAACACAATATCAAATGAACTCAAAGATATTTTGAAGTGTTGCACATCCGTAACTGAACGAAGAAGGATTGCAGACAAGCACAACATATCTATTCACACACTTAATAGTGTACTTGAAGGCAAAAGAAACATTACATTCAACAATCACGATGCAATATTGGAACTACTTGCACAAGCAATTAGCAATGCAAAGTCTTTCCATATGTCATTGATTGATTATTTTCACGAAACAAAATACATTAAATTTATATAAACATGGCAATTTTAGCAACAACAAACCAAACGAAAAAAAGCATTGAAATCATTCCTGCAGGTTCATACCCAGCAAGATGTTATTCAATGATTCACATTGGCACGATTGAAGAAACATTCAATGGTGAAACCAAAGAACGAAACAAAGTAAGAATCACTTGGGAACTACCAACCGAAACAATGACATTCAATGAAGAACGTGGTGAGCAACCTCGTGTCATTGCAAAGGAGTTCACACTATCCTTGCATGAGAAATCAACCCTTCGTGCATTCTTGGAATCATGGCGAGGAAAATCATTTACTGACAAAGAAGCAAATTCATTTGATATAACAAATTTACTTGGTGTGCCTTGTCTTTTATCAATCACGCATAAAACATCAGGCAATGGCAAAACATATGCAAATATTGCAAGTGTGTCAATGCTACCAAAAGGAATGGATTGTCCTGATCAAGTTAATGAAAAACAAGAATTTACCTATGATAATTTCAAGCAAGAATTATTTGATTCCTTTCCTGACTTTATAAAGGAAAAAATAATGATGTCAAAAGAATACCAATCGTTAAATAAAGATACAAATGAAAACCTCCCATTTTAATGATATAGCAAACAATGTAATTCAGGGGGTAACTGACCCCTTGATTGCATATGCAGAACTTAAAGAGTTGAAACGTGAGATTGACCAAGCAATTAAGGATGTTGAACCTATTGCATTGGAGGAATCAGAGAAATACGGCAAATCATTTGAACTGCATGGAATTAAATTTGAACGAAGGAATGGTGCAACACGCTATGACTTTAAGCACATTGAACAATGGCAAATGCTACACCAAGAACTGAAGAACTTTGAAACCGCATCGAAACAAGCACTTGCAGCAATGAAATACAACGCAAATTATGTTGATGAGAATGGTGAGCAGATTCCAGTTCCAAGATTAACCTATACAAAAGATTCACTAATTACAAAATGAAAAACGTACACCCTTATTTAATACCAGCATTTGATGTTTATGAGATTAATAAACAACTGGCTGAATACACAACACCTGATGCCATCAAATATCAGGTTGCAAAGTACTATGCAAAGAAACCAATCATCAAAGTTTTGTATGGCAACTTGACCGCTACTGATATGAAGGATTTGATTTGTAGTAAAACACGCAAACAAGAAATCATTCGTGGAAGGTATGCAACCATTTATTTTTTGCGTAATATATTAAACTTAAAACTTGCATCAATTGGAAAGTTGATGGGCTTTCGTGACCACTCAACAATCATCAATGCACTAAAAACATATGAAGCATTGTGTGAGTATGAAAAACCATCGTTTGAAGATCACATCAATTTGTGTTCAGTTTTTAAAGTACCAAACCGAATCCAGTTTTTAAGATGAACCCATTAATCAAACTTTATTTGTTGTCACTTGAAATGATTCCTTTGTTGGATGATGTCGAAATACAAGGTGTGAAAGTTCAACGTGATATTAAACGTGTGTCACGTACCCTTGAAACATTTGTTGTGGATGCTTGTGACTTGCTTGAAAAACAAGATACAAAGAATGAAATCCATGACAAGCTGGTGACAAACTTTAGCAAGTTAATGGATAGTTTAACTGAAGAAAATATTGTAAATCTGTGATTTTTCATTTATTGTTTATTTATTTATTCCAACCCACATCATCACCTGATGGTGTGGCAAGGAGTAATTCGTTGGTTGATGCAATCATTCATGTTGAATCACGCAACAATCCAAACGCTTGGAACAAACGTGAGGATGCTTGTGGTGTTTTGCAGATTAGACCAATAATGATAAAAGATGTGAATCGTATTTTAAAACGCAATCAATACACCTTAAATGATAGATGGAACAAAACAAAATCAATTCAAATATTTTATATTATACAAGAATACTATTCACCCAACGGAACACCTGAACGCATTGCGCGTGTTTGGAATGGTGGACCAAACGGATACAAGAAACCACAAACACTCGCCTACTGGCACAAAGTCAAACAACAATTATGAACTGGAAATATTACATTCTCACACTTGGATTTGCATTGATTGTTGCATCATTAATGATCAATGATTTAACACGCATGAAAAATATTGAACAGCCTATTCTAACAAATACAGACACTATTTATTTGCAATTGGATAGCTTACAAAAACAACAAGATACAATAAAACTATATTATGAAAAAGAAATATCTAATTATCATATCCTTCCTTCTTCTGAACGCATTCGCTTATTCTCAAACCGCATTAATCGATGAAAAAACTGGTGATACTTTGGTTGCTATTACCCTCAATCAAATGGATGATATTTATATTGAACTGCTTCAAAAAGATTCTCTTGTTGCTCAAGCTAAAATAAACGCATTTAAGGAACTTAAATACACCCAGTTAATAGATAGTACACAAACTAACTTTGAACGCACTCAACACGCTTTAAATGACCTTAACGAACGTTATGATAAACAACAACACAAACTTAAACGTTCACGCCAATCGCTATTGATTGCACTTGGTGTTATTGCTTTGCAGATTATTTTAAAATAAATGCGTAAACCTTGCCACTTGACCATGATCTTTGTGTAATAGGAAGCCTTCAATCGCTTTTGGTGAATGCTGAAATCCATTCCGATGATGCCATGAATCCGTACCGCTTGGTGAACGTAATGACTCAATTGTGATACCCTGATAATCTTTCGATTGCTTATGGTGAACATGGTGGGTAAAAATGTATCTGTGCTTTGTATTTGCCCAATATTCTTTTGCCTCAACTGCCATGAGCAATGGAAGGTCATTCATCTTTGCACCATCACCATGTGTTGTGCCAATCACGTTCTGACCATACTGAAAATACTTCCGATGTGCAATTGAACAATCAAAGGTCATGTTCTTGTTATTCCTAAACCAGCTTTGTATGACATCGGCGAGAAACCAACCAGTCATGAAATCATGATTTGAGGGGTTGAAACAAAAATGAATATCAGCTAATGGAAGTAACATCTCAAGAACATCAACATAAACTTGTTTGGCCATAAGAAAGTTTGAATACCACATCCCATCCGTATCTTGTGGTGTTCCTGAAGTTGTTTGTCTTTTTGGTGAATCGATGTGAAGTATATCGTTCCCACCAATAAAAAGTATTTGGTCTATATTATACCCTCGTGACTTGTCAATAATACCTTGCACACCTTCCTTCACACGTTGAACTGCAATGTTTGTGTTGTAGTCCTCACCAGTTTCAAACGCTTCACAAAGTTTTCCAATGTGTACATCAGCTGGATCAACAACCAGCAAATGGCCATCTTGTATTTTGGTTCTTGTTAATGGTGGATAGATTGGTGCATAATCTTTTAAGTCATTGATCAGTTGTTCACGAATTTTATCATAATCAACTGCACCCTCAAAGTCAGGGTTCTTAAAAAATAAACTTGTGTCTTTGGTTTTAACCCAACCATGTTTGACATTGTGAGTTGGCACACCAGCCATTTCACAATATGTGTCAATCTTGGATTTTAATTTTAAGAAGTATTTTTTTGCACTTGCTGGTGATTTACCAGTCAAGTCAGCTATCCTTTTATAATATTGAACTCTTTGTTCATTTTCAAATTGCGGATACTTATTAAAAACCTCAATCCATTCATCCGAATAAATCCTTTTCATTTTCTACATTGTATGATGGACACGCCTTCAAACCATTTGAAAACTCATTGTGGCCATGTATTGTCACATCTGGATAGCAACCTTTTAACTTTTTTACAAGTCTAATTATTGCATCCTTTTGTGCTTTTGTTCTTGTGTCTTTTGGTGTTTTGCCATCTGCTTCAACACCCCCAACATATGCAACCCCAATTGAATATTTGTTTTCGCCTTTGCAATGTGCTCCAATCAATTCAATTGGTCGACCAGCATTTATGTTGCCTTTTATATCAATGATATAATGATAACCAATATCAGACCAGCCACGATTCAAATGCCATCTTCGTATTGTATCAACGCTTATGTCATCCCCTTCACGTGTTGCAGTGCAATGAATGATTATCTTATGGATTGCCCTCATAGTTGTTTCTTTACATCCTTAATCTTGGAAATCATTTGCTTGAATTTATCAATAAACGAATATCCTTTGACCGAAATAAATGATTCATCCATTGACTTAACTTCAATGCTTATCAATGTAAGTGCAGTTATTTTTGTTGCAAGAAACTCAACATCCACAACACTCATTGTTAATTCATTTATGATAAACACATCCGAACCATACACCATCATAATGGTTGTTATGTATGAAATTAGTTTTGGAATAAGTCCATTCCTAAATATTTTGGATGTGATTTTTTCGTTTAATTG